TTAATTCCGATGAAACCAGTTACTGTTGCTGCGCCGTCACCTGTCTGCACATAATTAAACCTGTAGAAGCGTGGAACTCCCATAGCAGGTTTAATACTGTTGTATGGCGGGATAGGCAGGATAATTTCATCGCCAGCCTTAAGAGTAGTCCCTACATAAGCAGTAGTGGCGGCTAGAGTGACATAACTACCCGGTAAATTACTGCCATTATCTGGCGCAGCCTGTACCTGAAAAGTAATTGTGCCCGTTCCAGTGCCAGTGGTGGTTACAAACCACACAGCAGATGGACGAGCAGAGCCTTCTATACCACCAGCAATATCAAAACCGATCTTGCCGTTACCAAAAGTCATTGAAGGAACGTTCCCAGAACCTGCACCAGTTACATCATAAATGACTGTAGAAGCAGCTGTGGTAGTAATTGCCTGGGCGCTAGATAACTTTAGCGTAGAATCATAAAACATTGCGTATTCTCCTTATTATTATGTCAAAGCTACTTCAGCATTAGTAAGCGCATCTACTATACGTATTGGTATATCGCGGAATTGCATTACTGGATCACCTGCATAATCCTTGCTTGAAAGCAGTACGTTTTTATCGCGAATTGCCTGAATATCCAGGTAAGTACGAACTGTACGATTGCAGTAAAAACCAGGACGTATTCCAGGAGAAGGATCACTAGGTGCATCTGTCTCAGTGATGCCTGATGCCCTACGTGTTAATGTTGGGAGTTTGGTTACTGCCTGAGACATTAATACAAATAGGTCTGGTGGAGTTGTGCCACCAAGGCCTGCTGTAGTAGTATCGAGGTTTGCCATACGAACTGCGTACTGCCAGTTTTTTATAGCCAGACCGATTTTCCAACAGAAATATGAAGTGTAACCTTCATAACGATTACCATTTGAGTCATAAAGCGGGGTAGTATCGCCCTTATCTTCATATACAAGACCGGCCTGAGAACCTTTAGGGAAGATGCTGAAAAGAGTATTGTCACCCCAGCCAAGGAGCCATAAAGAAGAATTTGAGCTGCCAGTGCCGCCACCATCAATAACGTTAGTTGCTGATTGTGCAGATGCTGTATTTATAGTGTTATAATAAGGTGAAAAACCGGTGAACTGTGCGGAATTTGTAGCCTCATTGGAATACATTAGGGCAGATGCAATCTGCTGACTCATGCCTTCAATATGCGCCTGATCCTGGTTCCAGCGGAATTTACCGACTTCGCCGTTTAAAACAGCCTCGGATTTATCAACCATTGAATAGCTTACAAGCTCTCCAATAGAGAACTGGTATTGCGCATTCACAGGCTTGCTAGATGAAACGCCCTGATTGTTGTTACGCCATGTACCCTGTGGTAAGCCAACGTTCACGGTTACTTTGTGAGCTAGGGGCATATTAGCTTCCTGGAAGATCATATCTTTAATGACTTCATTGGATTGTGCTAAAAGCCACGCAATCTCTGCGATCGTTCCGTCGGGATTAGACATATTCGCCCAATCGACTAGATTAGGCATAACGTTCTGTGTAAAAACCATAATTTAATTCCTTTTATAAAATCCCGTATCTTGCTTGAACTTTACTTTTCTGTGTCGGTACGGGACGGGTTGCAGGCAGTGGCTTACCTTCCTCATTCCCCTTCATTGCGTTTGCAAGAAGGCGAATAACAGCAGGATGATTACCAAGCCCAGTTGTGTTCATTAATTCGCGTATTTCCTTTTGCTGCTCTGATGTTCCACCATGAGTTGCAATAAATTCGCGCGCTTTATTTGCAGTAGTTTCTTGTCTATTGCCGCCTATTTCAGGATCTTTTACAAAAGAATCGAGCCATTCGGATTTTTTTGTCTCAAAGGCTTTATGTTGTTCTTCTATGATTACCTGGGCAACCTTCTTCACTTCAGCAACGTGACGCTCAAGGAGTGCTTGGCCTAACTTATTCACCTCGGCATGATCTGCCTTAGTGGATTTTTCAAATTCACCTAACACTGAAGTGAATTCACCGATATTCTCACGCTCCATACCTTCTGGTAGCGTCAAATCATCGTAAGTTGGTAGCGGAGCTGGGTCATCAGACTGGCTACTTTCTATTTCTTCGTCTTTTGCCTCTTCTACAGATGCAGTATCTTTATTCTCTACTTTTATTTCGTCATCTTTTGGCGCATCGCCAAGCACCGTTACTGGCGCACTTTCTGCCGGAGTTGTTACTGGGGTTGTTTCTGCGGGAGCATCAGCACTAATCGCCGGTGCAATTTCTGCCGGAGTAGGAGCATTTTCCACGACAGCAGCATCTACAGTTGGTTCAGCAGTTATTTCTGGGGTTGTAGCAGCTATTTCAGGCATTTAATGTTCCATTAGCAGTTAATAACAAGAAATAGTTCTATAGTTATGGAACTATCGTTATTTATATATGGCACATTTTTTGTAATAAGAAAACGATATTTCTACAACTATAGAACTATTTTCTAGCAACTAACCGCAATACAAGGTATTTTATAATGAAAACGAGGTTTTTTTTATGCCTTCTACCAGTAAAAAACAAAGGAAATTCATGAGGATAGCGGCGCACGACAAAGAATTTGCACGTAAGAACGACATACCTCAATCAGTGGCAAAAGAATTTTATGAGGCTGATAAAAATAAGAAAAAAGCTTCTACAAAGATTGAAAAACGTTACGGAAAGGAAAGTTAAGTGGGATTATCTAATTTAGCCGTACAGAATATTGAAATAAAATTTGTCGATCCAATAGCCAATTTTGATCAGGCGATTGAATTGCTTAGAGCCAATTGGCAAGAATCTGGTCAACCTTTTGATTTTAATACTAATGATGCTAAATTATTTTACACATATATGGCCCACGTAAACTCTCTATTCGCAATAGGGGCTTATCGTAAAGATGAATTAGTGGGTTACTGTATTATTACTTTTGCACCCAACCCATTGAACCATTCTGTAAAGATATGCAATGTCGATGGTTTGTATCTACTACCAGAACTACGTGGTGGCCGCATATTCTCCAAGATGACTAATGCTGTTAGGGATTTAGCACATAAGCATAATGTTAATTATATCAACTGGCATGCTCCCGCCGGAAGTATTTTTGCTACTGTTTTGGAATCACGTTTTACCCCCGTTTGTAATTATTTTAGGGAAGAATTAACTCCTATAGATCGTTCAATTCCGACAATGTCGGAAGAAAGTGTCGAGCAAGCCAGAGAAATAGAAAAAGTTTTATTGGATTTGCCACAAGTATCTATTGCAACCGACCATGTTTTACATGCCGGAACATATACACGCACCATCATGGTTCCTAAAGGAGTAACTATTGCCGGTGCGTTAGTTAAACGCAGTGTTAACCTCATTATTTCGGGACATGTGGTTGTATTTATTGGGGATGACAAGGCTAAGGAATATAATGGATACGCCGTTCTTCAAGCTAGCGCCCACCGTAAGCAAGTATTTATCGCAAAAGAAGATACATTCTTAACCATGTTTTTTACTACCGAGGCAAAATCTATTGAAGAAGCCGAGGCTGAATTTACTTATGAGACTGACCTTCTTGGCTCACGTCTACCCCAGAACATTAATAATATCGTAATCACAGGAGAATGATATGTCCGGATATACAACAGCAGCTGTAGTAGGAGCCGCATTAGTAGGGAGTGTCGCTAGCGCCTCTTATACTGCAAGGAAATCCGGACATGCAATGCGTGAAGCACAGGCTAACGCCCCTCGAGCACTTCCGGCACCCCCAGCCGCCACACCTGCAACGCTTGCACAATCTATGACAGGAACAACATCAAACCGTATTCCAGGGGCCGGTGGCGGAATACGCGGGGGTACAATTGGAGATAAAGGGCCACAAGGACTAACGGCAGCCCCACAAACTGCCGGTCTGACTTTGTTAGGTGGAACTAAATAGGAAATACAATGAAACCAAGCACATATAATACAGAAATGGCAGATATCATCTGTGAACGCATAGCTGAAGGGCAATCAATGCGCACAATCTCTAAGGCTGAAGATACGCCTTGTTTATCTACTATGTTTCAATGGATTAGAGAGAATCCTGAATTTAGAATCTCATATGAAAAAGCCAAAGAACAACAGGCCGATGCATTAGCAGAGGAGATTCTGGATATTGCAGATGATGGAAGTAATGACTGGATGGAAAGCAATAACCCTAATAATCCAGGATGGCAACAAAACGGTGAATGCATACAACGCTCTAAAGTGAGAATAGATACACGTAAATGGCTGGCCGGTAAATTAAGACCTAAGAAATATGGTGATGCCACCACTATACGAGGTGACGCAGAAAACCCTCTTCAATTAACCCTTGCCGATCGTCTACAGGCAGCAATCCAGAAGCGTGATGGAGACAAACAATAGCACTGAAGATTCACTCACAGAGTTAATTGCTTCATGTAAGCATGATCCTTTGGCTTACGTGGAAATGGCCTATGAGTGGGGAAAAGGAGATTTGCACGATTCTGCTGGGCCGCGCACTTGGCAGCGGGAAATCTTGCAGGATATGACCAATCATTACAGTAATAAGGAAACAAGACACCAACCTTTTTTATGCGCTGTAGCTTCAGGTCATGGCATAGGAAAATCTGCTCTTATCTCGATGATATGCACTTGGGGACTATCTACATGTGTTGATTGTAAGGTGGTAGTCACAGCTAACACTGAAACCCAGCTTCGTACCAAAACCTGGCCAGAAATCAGTAAATGGTTCCGAACTTGTCTAAATTCGCACTGGTTTAAACCAGGCGCAACATTTATCCATGCCATTAGTCCAGATCATGAACGCACATGGCGCGCTGATGCTATAACATGGAGTGAGAATAATACGGAGGCATTCGCCGGACTACATAATAAGGGACGCCGTATCATACTGATATTTGACGAAGGAAGCGCCATAGCGGACAAGGTTTGGGAAGTAGCAGAAGGTGCACTTACAGACGAAGGTACGGAAATCATATGGATAGTATTTGGTAACCCAACTCGTAATACCGGTCGCTTCCGGGAATGTTTTGGCAAATTTAAACATCGCTGGAGACATAAACAAATTGATAGCAGCCAAGTTGAAGGCACCAATAAAGCCCAACTTGAGCAATGGATTCAGGATTATGGAGAAGATTCTGACTTTGTTAGGGTGCGCGTAAAGGGAACTTTCCCCCGCGCTGGGTCTATGCAATTTATTGAAAGCGATAGAGTAGAAGCATCACGCAAGCGCATGCCTGCGGCCTATATGTCTGATCCTGTGATTATGGGTGTGGATGTGGCTAGGTTTGGAGATGACCAGACTGTAATAGTTATAAGACGTGGTCGAGACTGCGTAACTATACCATGGGTTATATTGCGTGGCGCTGATACTATGACAGTTGCCGCACGTGTGCAGGCGATTTATAGGGACCACATGCCAGATGCGATTTTTGTTGATGGCGGCGGCGTTGGGGGTGGTGTTATTGACCGCTTGCGTATGTTGCGACTACCTGTGATTGAAGTGCAGTTTGGCGCTAGTGCTGACCGCGCACAAATGAGCGCTGAAGGCGACATTGTTTACGCCAATAAACGCGCTGAAATGTGGGGTTATATGCGCGACTGGCTTAAGGGCGGTTCAATTCCTGACAATCCAGAACTTGCAGCTGATTTATGCGGCGTGGAATATGGTTATGTTCTAAAGAAAGGCCGGGACGCTATTCAGTTAGAAAAGAAATCAGATATGAAAAAGCGCGGGCTAGCCAGCCCAGACTTGGCTGATGCTCTAGCCTTGACCTTCGCCTATGCCGTTGAGCCTTCAGATCATAGTACGCAACTGGCACAGAAAGGCAAAGGCACCCATATTATACATTATGACCCATTGTCACTAAGTTATGTTAAGCAGGATATTGGAGGAGGGCATCAGGTTAATTATGATCCATTGGCTTTGGATTATATAGGCAAGTAGACACCCATATATTTTCAATAGTCATTATTTCTTTGAGTGATCTTTTAATGCAGAATAAAATCCTACATCCGTTACTGATATAGGTGGCAAAAGAGGCCTCTTAAAACAGAGAAGCCCGCTGCGGGAACAGTCGGGCTTCCTATAGATAGATCGTTCACACAATATATAAGTCCAACTGATTTAATCAATACCATTTTTCCCAGCAGGGAAAAATGGTATACAATTTATCTCTGCTGCTATACGCCGACAGTTGCAGAAACTCCGCCCTGCTCAGCAGTAGATGCTTCGCTATTAACATTGGTAGAAACATTAGATTCATTACAGGCGGAAACCGCAGTCTCATGCGTTCCTATGGCATTCTCGATATTCTCAATAAAATGCTGAACGAAACTCCCCAACTGTTCAAAAAAAGAAGCTTTAACCTCAGCGCTGGATTCATTCAATATTGTTTTAAATTTTTCTTTCATATCATTTCCTTAAATATATTAGTTTGTTTGTGAAGTTTTCCACCAGCCAATCTTAGAAGATTTTATTAGTTTAGGTCAAGCATCCCCTTATTGATTGTTAATACTTCCATACTTATATAAATATCGTTAGTTTTAATTAGGTAATTGAGTAATGAGTAATTGAGATGCTGGAAATAACTTTGCCCTGGTTTGCGGCTATATTGGGCCCTAATACCTCGTGCCATTGGAATTTTAAGCGCAAAGCACGTGCATCACAAAAACAAGATGCTTTCTGGATCACAGTAGAAGCAATGCAGAAGAATCGATCTTTCGTACCATCTAAACCAGTAACATTAAGTATTATATTCTACCCCCCTAATAAACGCGGTCGAGATTTAGATA